CGGCGGCTGCGGCTGCCGTTTCTTCCAGGCTTTCATTTACCGCACGTCTTAATTCCCCATTGCTCCAATTTTCCAGTTCGTTCTTTATGGCTTCGTCTAACCCGTCAATGTCCGTTCTCAACTTTTGCCTATCCTTTCCCCGGCGTAAAGTTCAACCTTTCCGGTGTTCTTCGGTCCATATGTCCGGTAGATTGCCATTTTCCTGCCGTCCACCATAACTTCCGTCTGACCCTCATACTCAAATCCCCATACTTCAATCATCATGGACGCTTTGTAATCTTTTTGCCCGGCTGCCGTAAACTCGTCACGGCCTACCGGGTTGATTTCTGCAAATACCTCTTTTTCCAGGTATTCCGTTTGATTTTTTTTAACTAACAGTGTCACTATTGCTTCTATGGTAGCCGCCCCCTTTGATTTTCGTACAAATCATGTCATACGCCGCCATTAACTCGCCGTGGTTCTCCGGGTTTCCAAAATTGGCCTTTGCATACACCAGGGCGGCTTCAATAATCAACGGGTCTGTGATGTTTTTCGGGTCCAGGTAGGAAGAATGTACGCCGATACGTTTGAGGTCTGCCAGTGCAACATTTATAAGCTGCTCCACATCTTCGTCCAGGGTATCGGCGGACATTTTACGCAACCTCAACTTTGCTTTCGCTATCAGTTCAGTTTTATTCATTGTCCGCCGCCTTTCTCATGCCGTCCTTACGCCTGTGCGTTCTTCACACGGATAAAGCCGTTTTTCGCCACCACGTTGCCGCCCATGAATGCGCAAGCCTTATAGGCAATCTGTCCCTGCTTGAATTTGTATTCTGTGGATTTCTGTGCGTCAATGTCGGAAAAGATTGCAACCTCGTAATTGCTCAACGGGCCGTATGCCATGCAATAGGCTCCTGCGGTGCCGCCAACTTCTCCGCAAGCGGAATTGATGATATAAGGCACCTCGTCAATGGTTCCCGTGTTGCCGTGGTTCACAATGGTGTAGACTTTACGCCCCTGCTTATCCCTCAACTTTGCAAACTTTTTAAGGTCTTTCTTGTTGAGGATTAACACGGCAATGTCTTCCACATCTTCGTCCCCACCGAAAGAGTAAATAATCTCGTCCAGTGTATCGTCTGCAATGGCGGTAATCGTTGTAATGTCCGTGTTGCGGTCAATAATATCGTCCGCCGCCTTTGCCGGATTGAAGAAAATACCACGGAATTTTCCGGTTCCGCCGGGTCCTACCAAAATCTGACGGGAAGCGTAACGCTTAATTGCACGGGTCACGCTCTCTTCCACCACGCCGTCATAATCGGCGTCTGTCAATTTCTGCATTTCTTCCGGTTCCTCTGCGTATGCCGTGATTTTCTCACGTACAATGTCGGAATAACCAAATTCCGGTTCAGACGTGTTGTAATCTGCGTTTTCTGCGGTGCTTCCTGCTCCGTCCCCGTAGGACTTCACAAAGGGACGCTGATAGCTTTCACCGCCCACCAGGGGAACGGTCTTTACCCTGTCAATGAGGGAAGATACATTGTTGAACGTGGGGGAAATGTCCGGGCTTGTGTGCTTCGGCATTACTACGCCCGTGGCCGTTGTAAGGGTGTTCTTAATCCCGGCCAGTGCCTTGCCCTTAAAAAACGCCTTTTTTCCGTCCTTTAAGGTCTTGCCCCTCTTCGCTCTCTCCTGGTCCTGCGGCTCTTCGCTGCCCTCTCCTGCTCCGTCTCCCTCGTCCGGGTCTGCGGCTCCTGCTGCCTTTGCGGCGGCCACCAGTTCTTCCCGGCCTTTGATTTCGTCCAAAATCTCGCCTATGGTCCTTGCTTCGTCCATGGCGTCCGTCAACTCCTGGCCGGAAAGTGCCTGTGCGTTCTTTCCCAGTTCGGCCAGTCTGTTTTTAAGGTCCTTTTTGGACATTTTCAGTAATTCTTCTCTTGTCATGTCTCTAATCTCCTTTCATATCTTCTTACTGGCCCATGTGTGCCATAGTAAGTTCAATAATTTTGTTCCGCTTCTCCCGGTCCTGCTGCCCTGCGTGGGCTTCCCCGGAAAGAAGTTTCTGCGGTACATTGTGGCAATAAAACTTTGTGTAGTCCTGGACGGCTGCGGCTATGGTGTTTTCCTCGCCAACCTTTACCCGGAAATACTGGGCGGCCTGGGTGCCATTTAACCAGGTTTCCGCTTCCATGAGTTCTTTTATTGTCTCAATGGTTACGCCCTCGGCCAAATGTTCTTCATAAATCGCCCAAATTCCACTTTCCACGGCGTCCAGTGTGTCCGCCATTTTCCGCAACTCCGTGGCGTTCCCGTCGCAAACCGCCCATGGCTTATGTATCATCAAATAGGCGTTGGACGGGATTGTGGGCATATCGCTGTCCGCAAATGCAATTACGGAAGCAATGGACCCGGCCAGGGCGTCAACATACACGGTTTTCTTTCCCGTGTAGCGTTTCAGCATATTGTAAATGGCTATTCCGGCAAATACGGAACCGCCGCCGGAATTGATGTAAATATTCAAATCTTTTCCCCCGGCTTCTGCCAGGAAATTCTTGATTGCTTCCGGGTACTGGTCCTCTTCCTGCCAGGCTCCCCACCAATCACTTACAATGTCCCCGTAAAAATAAAGGTCCACGCTTGTGTCCGTTGCGTTCTTAAACTCGTAAAACTTCCCAACCGTGGCCTTTGCCGGGTCTTTGCAAAGTTTCAAAATGCTTGGTGCTTTCGGCATATCCTTAACCCCCTTTCATAGTCTGAAAATAGGCACGTGCGGCGGCTTCCATTGCCCTGCGTTGTTTGTCCTGCTGCGTCCCTGGGTCCGGCGGTGGGTCATTGCTTCCGCTGCCCTGCCCTACTTGGTAAAGGCTTTGGTCCCCGGCTTTCACGTAGTTGAGTGATACCATTCTCACGTCCCCGTCATCTACCGGACCATAATACATAAGTGCCCGGTATTCGTTTATTGTCATGGCCCCACGGTCAAACATATTTCCGCCGATTGTGTCACGTGTCTGTAATGTGGCATACTGCAAAAGGTTGGCCGTAAATTCTATCTTGTTCCCGTACCCTATTTCCCTTGGTGTCAAAAGTTTAAAAGTAAACTCATAACTTAACTGGATAGCGATAGGCTCAATCACGTTTTCATAAAAACTAATCCATTCCTGGTCTGAAAGGGTGGAAGTCAATACCTTTTCATTTACTCCGTAATAGCGGTACACGTTATCACGCAGGAATGTAATTTGATTTACTGGCACGTTTGGCGTGCGTTGCACAATCTCTTTAAATTCCACCGTACTGTCTATTGCGGCAATTCCCCCGGCGTTTTCCGCTCCCATATAGGCGTCCTGGAAGTCCTTTGCAATCTGCTTTAGTTCCTCGTTATCTGCTAGGTTGTTGTATTTCAGATACCCGGCCAGTGAGTTAGAACGGTTTACAATGTTCTTTACGATTTCCCCGGACGTTTCCACAAGGTCCAGGCTCCGCTTTAACTCAATATCCGGGGAAGTCCCCAAAAACCGTTTTTTGTTGTACCTTGCCTTTATGTGTATGACATTCTGATAAGGCACCGTATAGGTTTCCCCGTCATAATCCCACCGGAAGCGGAAAAGGATATGGTGCTTGTCATCTTCAAAAATGCGGAAACTCTTTGTAGTGATTGGTTGTATGCTCTGTACCCTTGTAAAATCCTCGTTGTAGAAAATCACGGAAAAGGAATTGGAAGTATAAACCAGGTCCGCCGCAATTCTGTAAAGAAAGTCATACGTTGACATTTCCGGGCATGGCCGCAATGTCAAAATCCGGGCCAGGTAATCGTTTTTTATCGTCATTCCCTTTTCGTCCTTTCGGACAACCTGGGGCTGTAACTTTCCTACATTCTTGGCTATGGCGTCCGCAATGGCTCCCACAATATCATTGTCCCGTAAGGTTCCCGTTGGCACATACTCCCCACGGCTCAATAAAAGCGGTCTGTATTTTGCCTTAAAGGCTCCGAATACGTTTGCTATAATTCCCGTATCATTACCCCCCTTTCCTCAAAAAAATAAGCCCATGGAACACGTCCATGGACCTATTGTAAAATTATTCGTGTTGAAATTCTGACCCACTTTAAAGCCCTGCTGCCGGGCGGCCATTTACGCCGCTTCATTCAAAAGTTTTTTGCCTATCTCACTATGGTATTTTGATACCATTGTCATAGCGTCAAAGACGGAAACGGCCCCGTCTATTCTCATACGCTTTTCAATCTTCACGGGCTTCATGCGGCTATCATTCATATTGATTTCCACGGCCACGTTAAGAAGATGTGACGCCAAAAGGGTGTTGTCCCCCAGGTTATACTTTCCGTCCTTTAAATCCCCCTCAAACTGGTGTAGGATTGGCGTTAAGTTCGTGCCCTGGTAAACGTCATCCGTTTGGAACCCGGCCATTTTTAGGTCATCTACCAAATACCCGGCACTGTAACGGTCATAGCCGATTTTTAACGGGCGGATTTTGTAAACCTTAACCAGTTCTATGAACCAGTTATACACGTCTTTATAATCCACCTGGTTTTCCCCGGATATTTGCAAAAATCCTTTTTCTTTGTATATGTTGTACGGCGTGTTATCCTCATTCACGGCCACTTCATACCGCTTCTTGGGCATATAGAATTTTGTAATCACATTCCATTTTCCATTCTTCCAAATAACGATTGACGCCGCCGTTAAGTCCGTTGTCCTGGAAAGGTCTATGCCGCCAACGCAATAGCACCCCCGGAATTGCTCCAGGGTAAGGCGTAAGTCCTCGTTTACCGCTTTCATAACGTCCCAGTAATCCAACCACGCCACACTGGAATTTTGCTTGATGTTGCAATACTTTGTAAGAAACTCCACTTTCTTTGAAAGGGACGCTTTTGCAATCTCTATCTGCTCTATGTAAAATTCCTCTGACACGGACACGCCCAGGTTCGGATTACTCTTTTTTAATTCCTCTAAATCGTCCCAGGCTTCGATATTGTCAATCATGTAGAGGAACGGCAATATTCTTGTTTCCTTGGAATTGCCCTTTAAGAATGATGTTGAACGCCGCATGAGTTCATCATAAATACCGTCATTGATATATCCGGCGGTTGATATGGATAAAATAAGCGGCTGCTTTCTCGCCCCCAGTGCGGAAGTCATAACCTCATACTGCTTTAGTCCCTGGTCCCCCTGCCATGCTTCCATTTCGTCATTGACAACCATTTGAGGGTTGAAACCGTCCGACTTTTTGGAGTTAAAGGCTATCTTTTTCACACTGGTATTAAATTCTTTGATATAAATATCGCTGCGGCGTTTCTTGGTTATGCTGTCCAGTTCGTCATCTGCCTGGACAATCTGATAAAAGGCGTCATACACAAGGTCCGCCTGGTCCAGTTTCGGGGCAAGGAAATAAACCTTTGCCCCATA